TCCCTCATTTGGATCGCTTGAAAAGTATATTTGGTTATTCTTTTCAAATTGCTGATAAACCAAATCATTTTTATTGTCATAGGTAAAAGCAAATTTACCTAATTGGTTTTCAATAATTATCATATTTGTTGTTATCATTATGCCACCCCTTTTGTTCTTGGTTTAAAGTCAACTGTTTTTACTTCCATTTCCCAATCACTTTGACCAAAAAACTTTTCTGCTTTTTCCTCTGATAATAAATATTTCTTATTATCTAAAAGATTAAGAACAATAAAAGGTTTTGCTCTTGCTCTTGGTCTATAGCCACACAAACTATATTTCACTTTTCCCATACTATATATTTTTGTTTGGTCTAAAGGTTTCATCCAACTTTTATTTATTTCTCTTGTTTTTAACTCTAAATCTAATGCTTTTTCTTCATCTGATTTAGCGTTAGGTAATGACACTTTTAGTTTAATTGTAAAACTATCATTGTCATAAGTTGCATTTCCAAAGTTAATATTAACATCAAGTTTTTCTTTATCTATTATTGACTTGAGTTTATCTCTTACTTTGTCAATGTATTTAGGTGTTATTTTCATTGTCTTCCTTTCGTTTTGTTTCTGACCTCATCAGCGTTGTAATTAACAACGGACACCCTAAAAAGGGTGTTTCGGTCTTTAAGCAACCTTTTTTTCTTGTTGTTCTTGATACAATTCCCAATTTACTAAAGAAATATAATCTAAATCTCTTAAATAAAATATATCTTCATCAATCCAAGCCTTTTGAATTTTATCTCCATAATTTTTAACTATTGATTGAGAATAAACACAAGATTTTTTTACTTTTAATAAGTCTTCAACATTCCATTTATTAGGATTAAGCAAACTTTCAGCAATATGTTTTACTGTAAACATTTTTGCACAATCACTAATTGAAGCTGAATTTTTGTGAAATTCATACCAATCTCCAACTCTGTGTTGCTTTTCATCTTTTTTATTCATTTTAAATAATTCATCTCTATATGGTGTCCAAGTGATATTGCTTAAAACATATAATTTAGAAAATGCTTTATTTATTCTTTTTACTATTTCTTTTTGCTCTTTGTTCATTGTCTCCCTTTTGTTTATATTAACTTGATTTGCTTTCATACTTATCTTGTACACTATTTGTATTGTATATCAAGAAATATTATTATTTTTATTAAGATATTTGTTCTGCTTTTGTTCCAGGTAAATTGGGGGTTGTGATTACCCAAAATTTGCCATATAGGTCTAGCAGGGATATGACAAAAAGGGGTTTTACAATAGTACCTAATCAAATCATTTGGGATGATGATTTATGTAATGATAGTAAACAGCTATTCACTTATATTAGGTCATTATCTGAAAAATATAGAACCTTAAGAAATAGCACCTTAACAGCTAAATTAAACATTTCTGTAAATACTCTTCAAAAATGCAAAAAAGAACTTGTCAAAAATGGTTATTTAGTTGTCCACAGAAGAACATCAGCAAACCTATATCAATTAAAAATCCCTAAAAAAAGTGTCTTACCCCTGTCAAATGGTGGGTATGTGACTAACCAAAATTTGGGTAGTATTAAGAAGAAAAGACTAACTAATATAATAACTAATAAGGGGTTTAAAAGGTTAAAGAAATTTGATGAATAAGTTAACTTCAACTCCCCCCCTGCCTTACACTTATAAAGGCAAACCATTACAAAAAACTAGGTCAAACAATTACACAAAAGAAGAAAAGATTGAATTGATACAGCAGTTATGGAATGATTATTATGGGGGAATGATTAAGCCACAAGTTCTAACTAACATTGTATTAGACAACTTATATCCCTCATATACTGCTCAGCTTATTTTAAATGATATGATGGAGAAAGGGATCTTAAAAAAAAATCCGTTCACATTTACAGACAAACCTATTTTCAAAAAAAAGGGTCTTTTTGATTGGTAAACTATATATAGTATGATATAGGAAATTATGCACTATAAACCCTTTATAGGCATTTTATGTTGCAACATCGGTGTAGGCGCTACTTATTCCCTTTCTTAGCGCCTCACCAACTATCTATGACAGTTTAAAGGGTACTTTTGAAAGGATTTGATATGGCTGGAAGACCAAGAAAACTTACAAAGAAATTAACGGATCTTATTATTGACTATTTAAGTGATGGCTTAACCATTCGCCAGGTATTTGAAAAACCTGAAATTGATTACACTTGGACATCATTTAGAAAAGAACTAGTGGCAGACTCAGATTTAATGGATCGTTATCAAAAAGCAAAAGAGTTAGCGATAGACTTAGAGCTTTCAAACTTGAAAGATAAAAGATTAGAACTTGAAGCAAAGATAGAGTCAGGAGATATAGACGGCAAAGCCGGACAGAATTTAGTAAACCTTTACAAGATTATAGTAGCATCTAGTCAATGGTCTGCTAGTAAATTGTCATCAAAACGATACGGAAAAGCTGCAGAACTGACAATAAAAGGCGATAAGGAACAACCTCTGTCAATTTCTTGGCAGACAGAATAAGCTAGAAGTGTTGATTTCATTAGAGGTGTTGCATTTCTTGCACATATAAAACACAATAGTTATATGTGATTAGAACAAAACAAGAACTAAATCTTTCCGATAATTAATTGTTATCGGTAACGTTTAATTATCGTTAGTAATAATTAGTGGTTTTCCAGGAGTTAAACACAACATATGGGGGGTTTTATATTGGCATACCCCATTTTTGACTTTTGTCGTTAGATAAATATTGATACAAGGTATAAACAAACAAAATGGATAATCTCTTATTAAAAACAATGATCTTAATTATGAAAGATCCCACTTCAGGAAAGCCAATAGTTATTTCTAGTTTTCATGGCTTTGAAAGCGAACAAGAAGCTCAAGACTTTTCTAACTATTTAAAAGAGATGACCATAGACGAAATGCTTTATGAGGATAATCCAAAACAAACTCTTCACTAGGGGGGTTTTGTTTTAAAATGAAACAAATCGTCATTCCCTACAAACCAAGAGAAATCCAAAAATTTTTGCACAAAAAATGCGATGTGAACCGGTTCAATGTAATCATTGTTCACCGAAGAGGTGGCAAAACTGTCTTCGCTATTAATCACTTAATTAAAGCTGCACTTACTAATAAAAAACCTTATCCCAGATACGCCTTTCTTTCGCCATACCGACTACAAGGAAAATCTACAGCTTGGGATTATATGAAACAATTTTCTGCTGCCATACCAGGAACTAAATTTAACGAATCAGAACTGAGGGTAGATTTCTCTGTTAATAATTCCAGAATACAAATCATAGGTGCTGAGAATAGTTCGGCAATAAGAGGTCAATACTTTGATGGAGTGATAGTGGATGAAACCCAAAATATAGCTCCTGATATGTTTGATACTATTTTAAGACCTTGTCTGTCAGATAGAAAAGGGTTCGCCATTTTTATAGGTACGCCAATGGGTCGTAATTGGTTTTTTGATTTACATCAAAGAGCTAAAGAAACAAAAGATTGGTTTACTTGTCAGTTTAAAGCTAGTGAAACCAAGATCATACCCCAAGAAGAATTAGATGCTGCTAAAGCCACAATGTCCGTAGATGCTTATGAACAAGAGTTTGAATGCTCATTTCAAGCTGGAGTGTCCGGCAGTTATTATGGCAGTATTATGGAAGATTTAGAAAAGAAAAATAAGGTGAGAGATTTTGAAATAGACCTTAATTTGGAAGTAGAAACTTGGTGGGATCTAGGAATGAATGATAGCACAGTAATTACTTTCGCACAGAGAAGAGATAATGAGATTAGAATTATAGATTGTTATGAGAACTCAAGTGAGGGATTAGAGCATTATGCTAATGTGCTAGATGAGAAACCTTATACTTATTCAAAACATATCGCACCCCATGATATTAGGGTTAGAGAGATTGGCACTAATAAATCTAGGTGGGAAACGGCAAAAGAGCTAGGCATAGAATTTGAAGTTGCTCCTAAGTTGAGTATTGAAGACGGCATAGAACAATCAAGACGATTGCTTCCAAAATGTTATTTCCATAAAAGTAATTGCAAAATGCTTGTAGAAGCGTTAAAAAGCTATTGTAAGCGTTGGGATAGCAAAAATAACTGCTTTAGAAATAGACCAGTTCATAATTGGGCATCTCACTTTTGTGATAGCTTTAGATACGGAGCTGTAGTAGAACCTATAGAAAGAAGTGATTGGAAAAAACCAATTAGCGTTAATACAAATTACATAGTTTAATATGGCAAAGAAAAAAATCATAGAAATTTCAGATCCTAAACTTAGAAGCATTCTAAGTGGTCAAATTAATAATGCTCTTGGTTATTTAGGTGGAGAGTTATCAGACTCAAGAAGAAAATCTTTAGAATATTATTTAGGCGATAAACTTGGCACAGAGATTGACGGCAGATCACAAGTGGTGTCAACAGATGTAGCCGATACTATTGAATCCATCTTGCCAAACCTACTGAGAGTTTTTACAGCGTCTGACAAAGTGGTAAGATGCGAACCAGTAACAGGCGAAGATGTTCAATTAGCAGATCAAGCCACAGCTTATCTTAATCATGTTTTCTACAAACAAAATTCAGGATTTCAATTATTATATAATTTTTTTAAAGATGCCTTAATTGAAAAAAATGGTTTCTTAAAAGTTTATTTTGATGAGCAAGAAAGAGTAGAACATGAAACTTATAAAAATTTAACTTTAGCCGAAAAAGAAGCTCTATTAGATACTAAAGATGAAATAGAAGTTGTAGAAGAAGAGGAGATTGAAGATACAGTAGCAGCCGAACAAATTGAAATGGCTAAAGAACAAGCTGAAGATCAAGGATTAGATATTTCAGAAATTAATTTTCCTGACCCTGTTTTATATAATTGTAAAATTAAAAGAATATCCAAAACAGGAAAAGTAAAAATTGAATCCATACCCCCTGAAGAATTTTTAATTAATCGTACAGCAAAAACGATTGATGAGGCTGACTTTGTTTCTCATAAAGTTTTAATGACAAGATCACAAATTGTTGAAATGGGATTTCCTCAAGATGAAGTAGATAGCTTACCAGCGTCTAGCATAGATATTTACAATGATGAAAAAATTGTAAGAACAAAAAATATTGATGACTATCAAATGAATACGCCAACAGATAAGTCAACAGAGAAAGTTTTAATTTATGAATCTTATATTAAATATGATTACGATGGTGATGGTATAGCAGAGTTAAGAAAGATTATATCAGCAGGTGATGATGGTTATGCTGTGTTGTCTAATGAACCTTGTGATAATATTCCATTTGTTTCTATTACACCTATTCCAATGCCACATAGATTTTATGGTAGATCTATTTCTGAATTAGTTGAAGATATTCAATTAATGAAATCTACAGTAATGCGTCAGTTGTTAGACAATATGTATTTAACAAATAACAACAGAGTAGCGATCATGGATGGTATGGTTAATATGGATGACTTATTAACGACAAGACCAGGTGGTGTGGTCAGAACAAAACAACCACCAAGTCAAGTCATGCAACCTTTACAAGCTCAACCGATTTCACAACAAGCGTTTCCATTATTATCTTATTTAGATTCTGTTAGAGAAGTAAGAAGTGGAGTTTCAAAACAAGCACAAGGTTTAGATCCTAATACATTAAATGCAAAAACAGCAACCGGTGTAAATGCTTTAATGACACAAACACAAATGCGATCAGAATTAATCGCAAGAATATTTGCAGAAACAGGTGTTAAAGATTTATTTAATAAAGTTTTTGAACTTATGGTTAAGTATCAAGACAAAGAACAAATTATAAAACTAAATAATAAATATATTCCAGTAAAACCTACAGAATGGAAAGATAAATTTAATATTACTGTAAGTGTTGGTTTAGGAACAGGTACAAAAGAACAACAACAAGTTATG